ACTTTTCTTAAGTGTTTATCTTCCTCTCTTTGGTGAGGTTCGTATTGTCTAAAATCAAATTCTAGTTCACCACCTGAATATTCTGAACCATCGGTGAGTTGACACGTCATAGATAGTTTTCTAATTTTACCATGATCGGGATCATTTTTGTCTTTTCTATCGTAAGCTTTATCCCAACTGTCGCAATGCCAATCATAATATTGACCTTGTTTATATTTTGTAAATTGACAAGACTCTGATCTATCCCAGTCAAAATTCCAACCCGCTCTTCTATTTGCTTCATGAACATAAGGATGGAGTTCTTTATATATCCAGGTATCATTGAACCATACTAAATCTGATCTTCTTTTTCTTTGAATGTTTTTAACATCCTCTTTGGATAATTTTGGTTTGTTAAATCCCCCAGTTCTAGCAATACTGTCTTGTTGTTGTAATGCATATTTAATAACTTCATCACAGAAGCGCGGTGTTAGTGCAGCGTTAAAATACCAAAAATAATTAGATAAATTCATGGGTAATAGTTAGAATAGAGTTAAGAGAATCTTTCTGATTGTTAGTAATATAGTACATCTGAGTTGACGGAAACATAATAAATTGATTATTTTTTAAAGGCATATCCCACGATCTTCCTGCTCTTCGATTATCATCATAGTGTATTCTAACACTACAGTCTTTAACATTCACTCCATATAACAAGGTGTAATCAGGAGCGTTTCTTAAATCTATAGGATCGATATTAAGTAAAGGAATGGAAATTTCTTTGGGTTTATAAACATTTCCCCACGTTTCTTTATTAATTAAACTAAAACCATATTCTACATTAATATGTTCTCTTAAATAGGTATTGAGTTTATCCCACTCCCTTGAATAAGGAAATTTTTTATTATTGATTCGTGATTTTAAAATGTCGGATTGAAGTTTATCTCGGTCTATTTCAAAGCCTTTCGGCATATCAACATCGCCGTAATATAATCCTATTTCTGATAGTACTTTCTTTTGCATACCAAGTCCTTTTATAAAGGAGGATATACTAATGTCAATATGATTAAAAAGATTTGATCTAGATCAATTATGCTATGGGAGTTTTATCCCAAGATTGACCAACTTCGTTCCATGTATAAATAGTACCAGCTGATTTTTCTTCATCGGTTAGATCATCTGGAGCGTCACCAATTGGTGAATGCCATTGAGCGTCTGTCGTGTTTAAAACCCATGAAGCATAAGGTTTTTTAGGGTAGAATATATTATTATCTTCGTCCCAAATATAACCTATACCTGCATAGTTTCCTCTAAGTGGAGTTCCACCATCTTTATGTGTACCACCAGATGTATTGTATGAAGTTTGAATCCACATTTGAGCAGGCCAGTTATTGTGTCGTTCTAAATATTGTTGTCCTACTGATTCATCTTCAACACCATCCGCGTTCAGCATATCTCCATTATTCAAAGTTAATACTTGAATAACTTTTGAATTTGATCCTAGTTTTGCAAAGTGTGCCATAATGTTTCTCCTTATATTATACTTAATTTAAAATGTAAATCCATATTAATTATTGAAATTTGTACCTTATTATTACTACTCCTGATCCACCTTGACCACCAAGTTCTGTAGGGCCTGTAGGTCCATTTGCTCCTCCGCCACCACCTCCTCCAGTGTTGACAGTTCCTCCAATAGCACCAGCACCTGGGCTAGCTCCATTGCCTCCACCGCCAGTTCCACCTGTTCCACCGCCTGATCCACAAGTTACATAAGCTCCACCTCCTCCTCCACCTGCTCTTGCAGTTGGCGTAGCATTAATACTTGATGTTGCTCCTGCACCACCATTGGGTGCCTTGGGTGCTGGGTGACAAAATTGTGAATCTTGGCCTGCGACTGTTGCTCCACCCCCTCCCTTTCCGCCACAATTATGACCTGGAGTTGATTTTTGTCCACCTCTAAATCCTTGAGCAGGAGTTGTTGGAGGAGTATTACCAGCGCCACCTGCATCGGCTGTATCGGCCGAAACACCACCACCTGCACCACCACAACCTCCCAATCCACTTGCTGGACCTCTTGATCCTCCCAATCCTCCACCTGTAGATGTGATTGTTGAAAATACTGAATTACTACCTTTAGTAGCAGCAACTCCAGGACCTGAAGAACCTGGTCCGCCTCCTCCTACTTGTATTGCATAAGGTGTTGCTGTAACTGTAATTCTATTTGGTGCATTGGGATAACCATCTAAAGGAGAAGCTGTATAAGGTGCAGTAGGAGATACTAATTCTCTAAATCCTCCTGCTCCTCCTCCACCACCAGCACAATAACCACCACCTCCACCACCTGCTACTACCATATAAGAAACTAAATTGTTTGCTGCACAGGGTCCTATCGCTGATACACAAAATGTACCTGGACCTGTAAAAGTATGTTGTTTATAATCTGTACAAACAATTGCTCCTGTACAAGGAGTTCCACCTGTTGCAACTACAAATTCATTACCTCTAACATTAGAAGTTGAATCTAAAACATTAACCCATCCTTGAGTTCCATCTATATAAACAAAAGTGACTGATTGACCCTCAGTACTTAAAGTTATATCAGCATTTACTCCACCTATTTTTTCACTTCCATTAGGGGAAACGGTTACATTATTTGTTTGCCAAGTCCCTGCGTAATCTGCAAGAGCTACTGAGTCTCCAGCAGTTCCGGCTGCTAAGTTAACTGTTATGATTCCACCTGTTGTATTTAAAAAATAACCTACACCAGCTGTTGCTGTAAAGGTTCCTGTTGTTTTAACTGTTGTGTCCCAGGAAGTTTCTCCTGTTGCACCAAATCCTGATGCCGTTCCAGAGTTGGTAATTGTTGCACCAGAAGGAATTGTGAATGTATCTCCACTATCTCCTAATGTAACAGTTCCACACGCTGTTCTTGGACTAATTTTATTTACTTTTACTTCACTCATTATTGATATTTGTACCTTATCATTACTATGCCTGAGCCACCAGTTCCACCAGTTGTAGGTTGAGGTGCTCCTCCTCCACCGCCCCCACCAGTGTTTATTGTTCCGGCTCCTCCATCTCTACTTGGTAGACTTCCACCAGCAGCACCCCCTCCTACGCCACCAGCACCTGGACTACATATACTACTTGATGCACCTCCGCCACCTGCAAAATATCTTGTTGAACCTACAGGTCCTGGGGTGCCATAACTTGGAGCTGTTGGACCTATAAATGGATCTGCTATATATGAACCAGCTCCTCCACCTCCCGAAGTTCCACCAAGCGAATCTCCACCACAAGCACCAGCTCCACCTCCTCCAGCGCCAGCTTCGCCTGAGGGGTTTCTTACATCATCTCCTCCATCTTTTCCTTGGGCTGGACTTACAAGAGGTACATTTCCACTGCCTCCTACGCCACCAGATTGTCCACCTCCGCCTCCACCTGAGCCTCCATCTCCACCATCCACTTGGCAACAAGGAGTGTTGTTTCCTCCGAAACCACCACCTGCACTTGTTAAACCTATACCACTAGAAACACTTCCAGCACTTGCTTGGGTACTTGGTTGAGTAGGAGGACCATAAGGTCCATTACCAGCACCTCCTCCTCCTCTTACAATTGGATAAGTTTGAACGGCAGCGGTTATTCCACCAGGTGCATTTAAAGGGGAGTTACAACCTGGAGCAGTAGAATACATTCTAAAACCTCCACCACCTCCTCCTGCACCTCTTACGGTACCCCCGCCGCCACCAGCGCCTACTATAAAATATTCTAAAGTTTCTGATCCTGCGGCATTTCCTTTACAAGTTACTTGAAAACAACCTGGTCCTGTAAAAATATGTGTTTTATAATCTCCAACAGTTAAAGGAGTTCCTCCTGATGCTGTTATATAAGTGGGTGTTTCTCCTAGTACAGAAGTTTGAGTTTCTTGAACATTAATCCAACCCTCTGTTGAATCCACATAAACAAAAGCTGCTGATTGACCATCAACAGTTAATAATGCATCATCATTAACTCCACCTATTTTTTCTGAACCATTGGGAGTTATTGTTAAATTATTTGAGGTAAAAGTTCTTGTATAATCTGCAAAAGCTACAATGTTTCCAGCACTTCCTGCTGGTAAAGTAACTGCAAACGCTCCACCAGAAGTATCACAAAAATAACCCTCTCCATTGGTTGGTGTAAAACCAGCTGTCTTAATTGATCCTGTTTGCCAATCAACAGAACCTGCTCTACCAAATCCTGTTTGAGAAGCACCTGATGCTAAAGCAACTGTATCGCCAGAAGCTCCTAGGGTAACATCTGTTCCACACTTACTAACGATATTAGTGCCTGGTTGATTTTGTACGTTGTCTACTTTAATTGTTGAAGCCATAATTTTATATTACCATCATCCTATTGAAATTTGTACCTTATCATTACTATACCTGAACCACCATTTGTTCCATTAGGGGCGTTTTCTGTATAAGGTGTTGGTAAATTCCCTCTTGATCCTCCACCTCCACCACCTGTGTTTATTATTCCATTTTTTGCTTGTTGTGCTGGATTAGCGGGTTCATTGCTTCCTGCACCACCTCCTCCGGATCCTCCTGCACCTTGACAGGAATCGCCTGATCCTCCTGCACCACCTGCAAAATATCTTGTGTTTGAAGCTGGTCCTGGAGTTCCATAACTAGGTGCTGTTGGACCTACCATACCATCTCCAATATAACTACCTATACCACCTGCTCCACCTGTTGGATTTCCTGGAGAAGTTGCACCTGCTGCTCCTGCTCCTCCTCCGCCAGCACCTCTTGCTGTTGGACCTACTGGAGTACCACCAGGATTACCTTGTGCTGGAGAAGTTACAGGACTTGCACTTCCTGATGCTGTATTTCCCTCGTGGGAACCTCCACCACCAGATCCACCATCTGCTGCTGCAGTTCCAGTAGTACCTAAATTTGAACCTGAACCAAAACCACCACCTGTTGATGTAATTGAATCAAAAATTGAATTTGCACCAGATGTTCCTGGATTAGCACCACTACTTAAAGAAGCTCCTGCTCCTGCAGCTCCAACTGCAATTGGATAAGGAGAAACTGATGCTGTTAAACCTGTAGGATTAGCTAATGGAGAAGTTGTTGGTGCTGGGATTGCATGTTCATTTGACATTCTAAAACCACCTGCTCCACCTCCACCACCTGCTGAATTTCCACCACCTGCTCCACCGCCAGCTACTACTAAATAATCCATTTGATTTGGATTTCCAGATGGGCCGGGAGCTAGAGCTGATACGCAAAAAGTTCCTGGTGCTGTAAAAATATGAGTCTTATAATCTCCACAAGTAACTGTTGCGTTCCCTCCACATGCTTGAATAAAAGGAAGAACAGCTCTAACATTAGATGTTGAATCCATTGTATTAACCCAACCTTGTGTTGAATCTACATAAACTAAAGTTACTGATTGACCTTCTGTACTTAAAGTTGCAGCGTCGGCTACTCCACCAATCTTTTCACTTCCATTAGCATTAACAGTTACATTATATGTTTGCCAAGTCGCTGCGTAATCAGCCATTGAAACTATTGAACCTGCTGCTCCTGCTGGTAAGTTAATTGTAATTGTGCCAGCTGTTGTGTTTAAAAAATATCCTGAACCAGTCGCAGCTGTAACAGGAGAATCTCCTGTAACTTTTGGGGTTGTTACCCAATCTACTGTACCTGTTCTTCCGAAACCTGATTGAGAAGCCCCTGATGCTAAATTAATTGTATCTCCTGAAGCTCCAAGTGTAATATCCGTTCCCGATTGACTTACAATATTTCCACCATCTGAAGCCTGTAAAGCATTTGATTTAACAACATTTCCTGGAACAGCTACACTAGTTGTACACTTACCAACTGTTAAAGTTGTTCCGCATTGTGGTTCAATTGTATTTACTTCTACTTTGCTCATTATACGACTAC